TCAGGCGCCGACACTCAGCAGGCCGAGGATGTCATCCAAGTCGGCCGGCTTGACCAAGTGATGGTCGAAACCTACGGCTTTAGTCTGCGTCCTCGTGGCTTCATCACTCCAGGCGGTAAGGGCAATCATTTTTACCTGCTGGAAACGAGGCGCCTGCCGGAGGGTTGACGCGACCTGGAAGCCATTCACACCAGGCATCCCAAGATCAAGAAAGACCACATCAGGGGCAAAGCGGTCTGCCGTCCGCAGAGCCTCGGCGCCTCCATATACGGGCACAGCTTCATAACCACAAATCACAAGAAATTCCGCGATAAGATCGGCGGCATCACGATTGTCATCAACAATCATGATTCGCAAGGGGGAGAGTTGGTTTGCCATACAGCACCTGCCGTTCGTTCTGATGCATCCAAATGTAAGGACACATATTGAGCCGGCAAGTTCAAGGCGGCTGAAATTTTGAACAGTCGGGGGCGAGGACTGAAGATGAGATTGCTTGATGGGAATTATACATATTTTTCAGAAAACATGCATAAAATGAAATAATGTCATTGGTTTCCACTGGCTCAAAATGCATATCAATTGCTGACTGTACTGTGCTTTTCAATTTCTAAAAATGCTCTAAAATATAAATCCGAAATTGACCACCCAACATATTTCATAGCGGAGCCGTCAATGGGAAATGACCAGAAAATGCAACATGGTGACTATGAGTACCAGATAGCCAGCTACAAGAAGGTGAACGGTATGTATCAAGGCGTTGTCCTCCTTACAGCTCATGCAGGAATCGAGTACTCCCCAATTATTGAAATTCCAACACCAAGCGTATTTAAGACGCAGCATGCGGCACGGATCGAAGCCTCGGCGCTAGTCTGCCAGCTCATCGAAACAGGCGCAGTGGTTGAACTTGTGGCACATGATGGCAAGTCCACTTCCTGGCCGAAGGAGTCTTAAACGACTCTGTAACGTCAGTTTCTAGTGACGCTGGTACTTCCAGATATAAAGCGAAAGATAAAAAATGAATATTGTTTTTTTATCACCAAGCCCCACGAACGAACGCAGAATTGACGCTCTATCCGAGTCGATCGTCAATTCAGCCATCGATATGGAAGAACGATTAGGATCTCTACATGCCATCCTCTACATGCGTCGCCATAACATTGACATGTCCGTGGCGGTAAGGGTGGTTTTAAGGCGGGCCGAAAGGAGAAACAACATAGCTTGGTCAACCTGCGAACCTGGCGGCTTTGCTGATTTTGTAGACGTATCGAATCTGGAACACTGCAAAAGTGCGGAGGTTTTCATTTCGGCGGCAAGTATGGCCAGTATCAAATAGGCATGGCGCGTGAGGCTGTTATACAGCCCTGTCAGGGTGAAAAAATCCCCCTTTCGACGGGTACATCATACCCCGCAAGAAAAACCGCTCAAAGTGCGTCAAAATGCGTCAAATCGCATACCCCCTCTTCTCCCCGCCGCGCCAGTCCTCGTGCGCCTTCGGCCGTAGCGCACATTTGAGTCAAAAGACCCCTATATAGCGGGCAGGTGTGGAGGGGGGACAACTGCGCGCGCCGGGCCGAAATGGGGCTTTTTCGTGCTTCTGGAGCAACATCATTCCTCCGGACGTGAAAAAGCCGCCTCGTGGGCGGCTTATGCGGTGGCTGGGGCGCTCTGGCGCGGCTGGGCTGTCGCGGCCCTGCCCTGCCGGCTATCGCGGCGTGGCGGTCATCCTGGGCGGCCGGCGCGGATCATCGCCGCCTGCTCCTTGTCGTAGTCGTCGCGGCAGTCCACATCGCAGAACAGCAGCGCGGGCGCCAGCGCCTCGTCGCAGTAGTGGCAGCAGCCGTGCGGCGCCAGGGCGGGACGGCCGCGCACGGCAGCCAGGCCGCGCGCCACCTCGGCGAAGATGATCTTGTCCGTGTTGTCGATGTGGTCACTCATTGCGCGCCCTCCTTGCCCAGGCCCAGGTCATACGGGGCGAACCTCACCACTTCCACGCCCGCCCACTCGTTGATCGCCATGAACTGCGCCTGCAGCGGCACCAGTTCATTGCGGGCGAAGACGCGCGCAGCGGGTTCCACGGCGCCGAAGCCGCCGGCATTGTTCGGCAAGATGCCCATCAGCTGCGGCGGCACGCGGTGCGCAGCCAGCTGGTCGTCGCGCGTGACGCTCTTGATGTTGAAAAACTCGTCTTTCGCGGCCACGTCGGAGACGGGCAGAATCTGGATGCCGTCCTTCTTGCCGTTCGGCGCGTACATGAACAGGTTGCGAAAGTTGCCCGGCCCCTTGCTGTCGCGCATGGCCTGGCGCAGGTTGTCCACGTCCTGCGTGTTGGCGGCCGCGTCCGTCATATAGAACACGAAACCCGCGTGCGAGCCGTTCTTGTAGTACTTGCGGCGGAACAAGGTGGCCGCCTCGTTGAGCCAGGCCGATTGCAAAGCGCTCAGGTACTGCGGCACGCCGTACAGCTCTTGATTGACGTCCGGCTCCATCAGGTGGAACACGCGGCCCTTGTCGAACTGGTGCACGGCCTGGTAGCCGTTCACAAAAAAATACGTGTCCAGGTCGACGCCGCGCCGCATGTACTTGGCCAGGGCGTGCTGGTATGCCAGCGCCTTGCCGCTGCGGCTGGGCCGGTCTTCCAGGTAGGCATTGCCGAACGTCAGGAAGTCCAGGGCCATGCGCTTGAAGGCGTCGCGCGACAGGTACTTGCTGGGGATCAGCGTAGACGCCAGCACGTTGGCCTTGAAGTGGATGGCGCTGCTGTGGTGCACGCCCGCGTTGAACGACTTGGCCAGGCCGGCCAGATTGACGGGCGGCTCATACCAGTGGCCGTTCTTCCAGCATTCGAAGCAGTCGAGAATATCGGCGTGCTCGAGCACGGGCGTCGGGTCGCCGAAAGAAAACGCCTCGATGCCGGCGGCGGCCGGCGCCGTGGCCATGGCCGCTGTTGATGGTGCGCCCTCGGCCTGCCGGCCGCGCGCGCGCAAGTGTCGTGCTTTGCTCAAGAATAAATCTCCATGAAAGAGTGGTGGTTGTCGGTGGTGCCTTCGAACGGCTCGTGATCGAGGGCGTGCATGCAGGCCCACGCCAGATCGGCGTGGCCGGTTTCATCGCTGCGGCCGGCCACATAGGTCACGTGCCGCCCGCTGGGGGTGAGGGTCTTGTGGATGGCCATGAACGATTGCGCGATATCCGTCCAGCCGGCGTCAAACTCCAGCCGGCCCTTGCTGATGATGTTTTTGGCTTTTAGCACCATGCGGGTTTTGACTTCGGGCGAGTAATTCAGGGCTGTGACGGCCGGGAAGAAGCCGCGCACGATCGGCAGCACGCCGATGCCCATGCCCGTGGTATCGATGCCGATGTATTCGACGTTGTAGCGCTGCGTCATCTGGCGGATGGCGTCGGCGTGGTCTTCGAAACTCTGCCCGCGCCACTGGTGGCGCTCCAGGATGCGGAACTTGCCGCCGGCCGTCATGGGCGGCGCCAGCACCACGCACCCGGCGCTGTCGCCGTTCAAGGCCGGGTCGTAGCCGATCCACACGGGCCGGTTGCCGAACGGGCGCAGGCCCAGCAAGGGCTTGTAGTCGTCCCACTCGACCCAGGAATCGACCATGCAGCGCTGCAGCTCGGCCAGCGGGAAGACCGAGGCCGAGTCGTCGATAAAATTGCACATCAGCAAATTGTCGAACTGGTCCGGGCTGTATTCGAAGTTGCGCAGCTCGTCGATGTCAAACAGGTTGCAGCCGCCGCGCTCGGCGTCGAGGATGGTGACGATCTGGCGCCAGATCTTGTCCTCGCCTGTGAAACCCGACGACAAGCGGCCATGGCTCACATCGATGTTGACCTGGTCGGCCTTGGCGCGGCGCTTGTTGAACAGTTCGCCCGTCCAGAACGGATAGGCCTGATGCGTGGTCGAGGATGGCGTTGAAAAGTAGGTCTTGCGCCACTTCTTGTGGATGGCCATGCCCGAGGCCACCTTGTTCAACTCCTGGAAATTCTGCGTCCAGAAGAATTCATCAAAGTAGAAATTGCCGTGGTAGCCCTGTGCCGTGCGCGCGTTGGTGCCCAGGAAGTACAGATGCGCGCCGTTCGGCAGCACGATGGGGTCGCCCGTCAACTCGATGCCGGCCGCCTCGCGCGCGAATTGCACAATGTATTGCTTGAAGACGTGCGCCTGGCTTTTTGAGGCGGACAGGAAAATCTGATTGCGGCCCGTCGCCATGGCGTCGGCCAGCGCCTCGCGGGCGAAGTACCAGGTGGCGCCGATCTGGCGGCTCTTGAGGATGGCGCGCGTGCGCTGGTCGCCGTTGCGATACCAGACTTTTTGATAGTCGAAGAGCGAATCCTGGAAGGCGTCGAGCAGCTGGATTTTCTGTTCTTCGCTGAAATCGTTGCGCGTCGGCTTCTTCTTCGGGCCGGCATTGCGGTTCGCCAGTTTGGGGTTGAGGTCTACCTCGTTGCCGCCCGGTTGCTCATAGCGGCGCACGCGCGCCATCTGCACGATGGTGCGGGCCAGCAGATCAATTTCCTTGTAATCGCTGCCGCTCTTGACCTCTTTTTCGATCAGCTTGACCAGGCGCAGCTCGGCCGACGCCTCAACGTGCTCGATGGCCTGCGCCTTGTCCCATTCGTCGCGCGCCTTCCAGCTATTGATGGTGCTGCGCTTGAGTCCCAGGTGGCGGGCGATGGACGAAATGCGCCAGCCCTTCCAGTACAGGGCGCGCGCGGCGCGGCGTGGCTCAGACTCAGGCACGGCCAGTTCGGCGATTTTCTCGTCGGGAGTTTGTTCGCTTATTTTCTCGATTGTCAGCATGCCGCCAGCGTAGGCTGCGCGCGCGCGGAACGGGGAAAGGCAAAAGTCGCTATGGCCCATAGCAACCCGCAGCGCATTGAGTCGCAGCGCCAAGACGTTGACCATGGCGTTATCCGATCAACCGAGACACGCCACCATGCCTAAATCCCAATTCTTCCGCGTCGCCACCGAAGGCGCCACCACGGACGGCCGCAACATCGACCGCGCCACCATCGAGCAGATCGCCGCCAGCTACAACCCGAAAACCTACGGCGAGCGCATCTGGCTGGAACACATTCGCGGCATCCTGCCCGACAGCCAATTCAAAGCCTACGGCGACGTGATCGCGGTGAAAGCCGAGGAAGTCGACACCGACAGCGGCAAGAAACTGGCCCTGTTCGCGCAGATCGAACCGACGCCGGAACTGGTCGCCATCAACAAGGCGAAACAGAAGCTGTACACCAGCCTGGAAATCCAGCCCGACTTTGCCGACTCTGCACAACCCTACCTGGTCGGCCTGGGCGTCACCGACAGCCCGGCCAGCCTGGGCACCGATGCGCTGAAATTCTCCGCCAGCCGCAAGCAGCAAAGCGCCAACCTGTTTACCTCGGCCGTCGAGGTGACGCTGGAGTTTGACGAGCCGCAGGGAACCAAGCTGGCCGACGCCGTGAAAAACCTGCTGTCGCGCTTTTCGAACAAATCCGGCGCCGACGCGGCGCAGTTCGCCGACATCAGCGAAGCCGTGCAGGCGCTGGCCGGCCACGTCGTCACCGCCAACGATAACTACACGGGCACCCTGGCGCGCCTGGAGAAAACCGAAACGGCATTGAAGGCCACGCAGGACGAGCTGGCCGCCTTCAAGGCGCAGATGGACGAAGCGCCCGGCAACGGCCCGCGCCGCCCGGCCGCCACCGGCAACGACGGCGCCGTGCAGACCGAGTTTTAAGCGCCCTCGCCCTTTCTTCCCCCCATTCAACAACGGAGCACTGATTTATGAAAAAGCAAACGCGCCAGGTCTTTGGCCAATATGAAACCCGCCTGGGCCAACTGAACGACACGGACAATGTGGCCAAGACCTTCAGCGTCACGCCCAGCGTGCAGCAAAAGCTGGAAACGAAAATGCAGGAATCGAGCGAGTTCCTGACGAAAGTGAACATCATCGGCGTGACCGAGCAGGAAGGCGAAAAGCTGGGCCTGGGCGTATCCGGCCCGATTGCCGGCCGCACCAACACCAAGGACAAGGAACGCAAGACGCGCGACCTGTCCACCCTGGACGGCACCAAGTACCGCTGCGAACAAACCAACTTCGACACGCATCTGAACTATGCCAAGCTGGACGCCTGGGCCAAGTTCCCCGATTTTCAATCGCGCGTGGCCAATGCCATCCTGACGCGCCAGGCGTTAGATCGCATCGTCATCGGCTTCAATGGCGTCAAGGCGATGGCCGACACCGATCTGGACGCCAACCCACTGCTGCAGGACGTGAACAAGGGCTGGCTGCAGCACCTGCGCGAGCTGGCGCCCGAGCGCGTGCTGGGCCTGGTCGCGGCCGGCATGCCGGGCAAGGTCGTCATCGGTGACGTGGCCGATGCGGATTACGCCAACTTGGACGCGGCCGTCACCGATGCCGTCAACCTGCTGGACCCGTGGTATCAGGAAGACACCAATCTGGTGGCCATCGTCGGGCGCAAGCTGTTGAACGACAAGTATTTCCCCCTGGTCAACACCAAGCAGGCGCCCACGGAAACGCTGGCGGCGGACATCATCATCAGCCAGAAACGCATCGGCGGCTTGCCGGCCGCGCGCGTGCCCTACTTCCCGGATAACGCCATCCTGATTACCCGTTTCGACAATCTGTCGATCTACTTCCAGGAAGGCGCGCGCCGCCGCCGCGTCGAGGACGTGCCCAAGCGCGACCGCATCGAGAACTACGAGTCATCGAACGACGCCTACGTGATCGAAGACCTGGGCCTGGCGGCGCTGGTGGAAAACATCGAGCTGAAAGACAAGTGATGGGCAATCTTTCCCCCGCCCTGCGCCACCGCGCGCGCATGCTGGCCGAGCGCACGGCCGGCGCCGCCGCGCCGCAGGGCGTGACCACCGGCACGGCCTACGAAATGATGCTCTACAAGCTGGCCGATGACCGGCGGCGCCTGAAATCCATCCAGTCGGTGGAACGCAAGATCGAGGTCAAGGCCACCATGCTGCCCGACTATGCGCAGTGGATCGACGGCGTGCTGGCCGGCGGCAAGGGCGCCCAGGATGACGTCTTCGCCACCCTGCTGGTGTGGCACATCGACACGGGCGAATACGACCGCGCCCTGGTCATGGCCGAGTACGCGCTGGCGCACAAGTTCACCCTGCCCGACACCTACAGCCGCGACATCGCCACCCTGATGCTGGACGAATTTGCCGAGGGCTTCCTGCACGGCAAGCTGGCCGCCGATCCGCAGCACGCGGCCCAGGTGCTGGGCACCGTCGAGCAGCTGACGGCTGCCAGCGATGCGCCCGACCAGGCGCGCGCCAAGCTGCACAAGGCCATCGGCCTGGCCATGATCGCCGTGCTGGACCAGGCCGACGACGCGGAGATTGCGCCGGCGCTGGTGGCGCAGGCGGAAACGGCCATGGCCCAGCTGAAGCGTGCCCGCGCTTTATCCGAGTCGTGCGGCGTCAAGAAAGATATGGAACGGCTGGAGCGGCGCATCAAGCGCGCGGCCGGTTCCACGTAAAGAGCATCCCCCGCAGCACGGCGGCACGGGGGGATTCTGGTCATACCCTTGACCTGATGAACCCCGTCCACCGCCCCATTTTGAAAGCGTCCCGTATGTCCTTCATGGCCCTACCCCCGTCCACCCCGCCTGGCACCACCCCGGCGCCACCTGCAACGGTCCCCGGCATCATCGAGAACGACGGCTGGTTTCCCGATATTGCCCTCACCGACATGCGCGACGCTATGCGCCTGGACGGCACCGTCACCGACGCGCGCCTGGTGCAAGCCGTGGTGGACGCCATCCTGCAGGTCAACCGCGAGCTGGCCGACTGGCAGGGAATGCAAGCCGCCGCCGGCATCGCCACCCTGGTGGACGTGCCGGCCGCGCGCATCAACCGCGAATCGCGCCTGCTGGCGCAGTACCGGCGCGCCGTCTACAGCACGGCGAAAGCCGATCTGATCGAGCGTTACCGCGACTACGACAGCACGGCCACGTCCGTCAGCGACAAGAAAAGCATGGAGTGGCTCGACGAGGCGCCCGGCGCGCAGCGGCGCAATGCGCAATGGGCGATTGCCGATATGGTCGGCCGCACGCACCTGACCGTCGAGCTGATCTGATGCAGGTGCGCACGCAGCAACACGACACGGTGGACGCCCTGGTGTGGCGCTACCTGGGCGACGGCGCGGGATACGTCGAGCACACCCTAGAAATGAATCCCGCGCTGGCGCGCCATGGCGCCGTGCTGCCTGCCGGCCTGCTCGTCTCCCTGCCCGAGCCGGCACCCAGCACGGGCCAGGCGGCGGACATCGTGCAGCTATGGGACTGATCCTGGCATTTAACCTTTATCCATCATGAAAAATCTTTCATCCCTCTTACCGGAGAATCAAGCAATGTCCGCAGAATCGTTTGGTGGTTTCGCCACCCTGGTCAAACTGTACGGCTTCAAGGCGGCGCTGGGCATGGTCGGCGCCGCCATGCTGTACATCGTGCTGCCGCCCCTGAACAGCGACGGCACCTTCAACAAGGGCGAATTCGTCGCCCGCCTGGCCTGCGCGGGCGTCTTCTCCTGCCTGCTGGGCGGCACCGTCTACCAGCTGCTGTGCGCCCAGCTCCCGGCCATCGGCGCCATGGTCAACGCCTCCGCCATCGATCTGATCGTGGGCGCCCCCGGCTGGTGGGTATCGCGCGCCGTGGCCCTGTGGTTCCAGCGCCGCAGCGACAAGGACATCGCCGAGCTGGTCAAAGACGCGAAGGAACATTGATGGCCACCGTGGAAAATCCCCTGATCGCACGCGTCATCGACGCCATCCTGCGCGCCGAAGGCGGCTATGTGAACGACCCGCAAGACAAGGGCGGGGAAACCAATTACGGCATCACCGTGGCGGTGGCGCGTGCCAACGGCTACACGGGGCCGATGCGCGACCTGCCTGTATCGGTGGCGCGCGCCATCTACACGGCCCGCTACATCACGGAACCCAAGTTCGACCAGGTGCTGGCCCTGCATGCCGGCATCGGCGCCGAAGTCATCGACACGGGCGTGAACATGGGGCCGCACCGCGCGGCCGAATTCCTGCAGCGCTGGCTGAACGGTTTTAATGACACGGGCGCCCGCTATCCCGCCCTGTTCGTCGACGGCCGCCTGGGCGCGCAGTCGCTGGGCGCGTTGGCCGCGTTCCTGAAATGGCGCGGCCAGGAAGGCGCCACCGTGCTGCTGCGCGCCCTGAACGGCCTGCAGGCAGCGCGCTACCTGGAAATCACCGAGGCCAACAAAACCCAGCGCCGTTTTCTGTTCGGCTGGATCAAGGAACGGGTGGCCATGTGACAGCACCCACCTGGCGCCCACTGGCCGCTGTTCTCCTGTGCGGCGCTCTGGCCGGCTGGACGGTGCAGGGCTGGCGCAAAGACGCCAGCATCGCCGAACTGCAGCGGGCGGCCGCTATCCAAACAACCACCTCCGCCACCGCACTGGCCCAGGCCACCGCCCGCGTGCTCACCTTGGAGCGCGCAGCCGGCGCCGTCCTGGCGCAGCGCGCCGACCACCTCACCCAGGAACAAACCCATGCGAAAACTGAACGTGACCGTTTTAACGATGACGTGCGCAGCGGCGCTGTGCGCCTGTCAATCCCCGTCGCCGGCGGCCAGTGCGCCGCCACTGCAGATACCTCCGCTGCCGCAAGCAATCGGCATGAAACGCGCGCCGAACTTGACCCAGCGACTGCGGCAGCTCTTGACACCATTGCCGGCGACGGCGACGACGCCGCCCGCCAGCTGAACGCCTGCATCGACGCCTACAACCTAGTACGAGACGCCTACCATGTACAAACCGAATAGCCTGCGCCAGCACCTGGCCGCCGCCATCCCCGACCTGCAGCGCGATCCCGACCGCCTGCTGGTCTTCGCCGACGAAGGCAACGTGGTGGCGTCGGCCACCGCCTCCCTCTCCTTCGAATACCGCTTCAAGCTCAACCTGATCGTCACCGATTACGCGGGCGACGCGGACGCCATCATGGTGGCCCTAATCGCCTGGCTGAAAGTGCATCAGCTCGACCTGATGGCCAACGAGGAAACGCGCAGGCACGGTATCGCCTTCGAGGTCGATTTTAATAACCACGAAACGGTCGACATTTCCATCAAGCTGGACCTGACCGAACGCGTGGCAGTCAAGGCCGGCGAGGCGGGCCGCCTCGACATCAAGCACCTGGCCGAGATACAGCACATGCCCGCCTATGCGGACGAGTTCTGGAAGTTGTACGCCGGCGAGACGCTGCTGGCCGAATGGCGCACGCCCGAGGCCACGCCATGAGCGACGACCTGCATGCACTGGAAGCCTGGGCCGGCGCCCTGCTGGCCAAGCTGCAGCCGGCCCAGCGCCGCGCCATCAACCACAAGGTGGCCATCGACCTGCGCCGCAGCCAAGCGCAGCGCATCAAGGCGCAGCAGGGGCCGGATGGCACGGCCTATCCAGCGCGCAAGCGGCGCAAGGAATTCAAGGGGAAGAATGGAAGGATCAAGCGGCAGAAGGCGGCCATGTTCGCCAAGATTCGCACTGCCAAACACCTGAAAGTAAAGGCAACCGGCGATCAGATCGAGGTCGGGTTCTTTGGCTGGGTGGCGCGCGTGGCGCGCGTCCATCAGTTTGGGCGACCAGATCGGGTATCAAAAAAGGGGGCGATATACACCTATGTAGCGCGGCCCCTTATTGGAATCAACGAACAGGATCAGAGCTTAGTACGTGAATCCTTATTACGACATCTATGTCAAATCTAGAATCCGAACAATGATTCTTGCTGATATTAGTTGCCAAATGAGTTAGAGTCCAGCGAGCACTAATTGTCACATATTGATCAGGTCAAATATGTACACGATCTTTGCTTGCCTATTATTCTAGTCATCACAACACTCATTTGGAGCAACAATGCGTCACTTTCTTTCAATCACCCTGCTTGCTATTCCTCTACTGGTCAATGCGCAAGAACAAGCCGACGCAACCAAGGCCCCCCCAGCAACGAAACTAGAAGCATTTTCAGCAAGAACTGGTATCGTAATCGTAAAAGGCTTCTCGACTATAGGTGTTGTCAATGGCATGGGACGAGTATCAATAGACGTACGCGAGTTTCGAGACGCGAGTAACCCAAAATCTGTCCAATACGGAGTTTCGTTTGAAGTCAAAGAATCGGGAAGGCTTGAACGCCAAAGTACTTCATTCATTGACGAGGAAGAAATTGATTCTCTTATTCGGGGCTTGGACTACATCAGCAAAATAGAACGAAATGTGACTACATTGGGTAACTTTGAGGCCCAGTATAGAACAAAAGGCGACTTATCCATGACCGTATTCTCCGGCACAAATGGCGAAGTAAGTTTCGCAGTGTCGAGTGGCAGAATTGGTAAGACCTCAGCATTTCTCAAGCTGGCCGATGCTGAAAAAATCCGTTCTTTATTGAACGAAGCTAAGGCCGCCATTTCAAAGGCAAAGTCGTCTAGCGTGAAATCTTGATCGCTCAGAAATAAGACCTACCAACCTCAAATTTAGCCCCTGATCACAAGCCAGCAGAAGCCCACGAAGAACCGCAAAAGTCACTAATCCGCTTATCAACCCGCCCCCGCGTGCATCCGCACGCGGACTTCGGCAACATGCATTGCATGAACGCCGACCTGTCCGACCTCCTCCGCTTGCTGCAAAACCTGATCCGCCTGGGCACCATTGCCGAGGTCAAAGGGGCCAAGGCGCGCGTGCGACTCGGGCCAACCCTCACCACCGAGTGGCTGAAATGGGCCACGCGCCGCGCGGGCAGCACGCGCACCTGGTCAGCGCCCACCGTCGGCGAACAGGTCATCGTCTTTTCCCCGGGCGGCGACCTGACGCGCGGCATCATCGTTCCGGCACTGTACTCGCAGGAATTTGACGCGCCCGAAACCAGCGACACCATCCACACCACGCATTACCCCGACGGCGCCGTGGTGCAGTATGACCACGCGGCCCACGCCCTGACGGCTACCCTGCCTGGCGGTACCGCCACCATCACGGCCGACAAGGTGACGTCGAACGCGCCCAGCACCATCTGCACGGGCGACCTGACCGTCATGAAAAACCTGATCGTCATGCAGTCCACCACTGTGGAAGGCACCACCACCCTGAACGGCGGAGTGAACGCCAAGGCCGGCGCCGCTGGCGGCGTGGCCATGGCCGTGCAAGGCAAAGTCACAGCCAGCGAGGACGTGCTGGCCGGCGCCATCAGCCTGGCCAAGCACCCGCACGGCGGCGTCAAGGCCGGCGGCGACCAGTCGGGCGGGCCGCAAGCATGATGGGCATGCACGCCGCCACCGGGCGCAGCCTGACGGGCCTGGATCACCTGCGCCAGTCCGTGACCGACATTCTCACCACGCCCATGGGTTCGCGCATCCGGCGCCGCCGCTATGGTTCCGAGGTGCCCGAGCTGATCGACCAGCCCTTAAATAGCGCCACGCAGTTGCGCATCTACGCCGCCACCGCCTTTGCCCTGCGCCGCTGGGAGCCGCGCCTGCAGCTCGCCAGCGTACAGCTCACGCGCGACACGGACGGCGCCATCACCCTGCTGCTGGACGGCACGGCGAATAGCGAGGGCATCACCTTGGCCGTGCCCGTCAAGCAAGGCGGCATCGTATGAGCACGCCCATCGACCTGACCCAATTGCCCGCGCCAAGCGTAGTCGAGGTGCTGGACTTCGAAGCCATCCTAGCCGGCCGCAAGACGCATCTGGTCAGCCTGCTGCCGGAAGCCGAGCGCGCGGCAGTCACGGCCCTGTTGGAACTGGAATCGGAACCGGCCACCAAGCTGCTGGAAGAAAACGCATATCAGGAAACCATCCTGCGCAACCGCGTCAACGAGGCGGGCAAGGCCGTCATGCTGGCGTTTGCCCTCGATGGCGACCTCGATCAACTGGGCGCCAACGTCAACGTGGCGCGCCTGACCATCACGCCAGCCAATCCCAACGCCCTGCCACCTGTGGCGGCCGTCATGGAAGACAACGACGCCTACCGCCTGCGCATCCAGGAAGCGCCGGACGGCCTGTCCGTGGCCGGCCCGAAAGCCTCCTATGAATTCCACGCCCGCAGCAGCGACGGCCGCATCAAAGACGCAAGCGCCACCAGCCCGGCGCCGGCGCACGTCACCGTCACGGTGCTGGCCAACAACGCCACCGGCATCGCCGACGCTGCACTGCTGGCCACCGTGGCGCGCGCGCTCAACGCCGAGGACGTGCGCCCCCTGGGCGACCGCTTGAGCGTGGAAGCCGCCCAGGTCGTCGATTACCAGATCGAGGCCACCTTGTTTATCGGCGTCGGCCCGGAAGTGCCGATTTTGCTAGCCGCCGCGCAAGCCAACGCCGCGCGCGTGTCGCAGCCACGCCGCCCGTTGGGGCACAGCATCTACCGTTCCGCCTGCAGCGCCGCCGTCCACGTCGAGGGCGTGCGCAAGGTCGTCTTGACCAGCCCGGCCACCGATATCGAGCTGGACGCCACCCAGGCCGCACGCTGCACCGCCATCAACTTGAACGTGGTGGTGCTCGATGAATAAGACTGTGCCCACCCTGCCGTCGAATACCACGGCGCTGGAACGCGCCATTGCCGTGGCCTGCGCCGAGCTGGTCAACGTGCCCGTGCCGCTGCGCGACCTGTGGAATGCCGACCGCTGCCCCGTTGCCTTGCTCCCATTCCTGGCGTGGGCGTGTTCCGTCGACCGCTGGGACGACGCCTGGCCCGAGTCGATCAAGCGCGGCACGATCAAGGCGTCCTACTTCATCCACAAGCACAAGGGCACGATTGCCGCCGTGCGCCGCGTGGTCGAGTCCCTGGGCTATTTGATCCGCATCACCGAATGGTGGCAAACCTCACCGCCCGGCGTGCCCGGCACTTTCCGTCTCGATGTCGGCGTGCTGGACTCGGGCATCACAGATGCCATGTTTCAGGAAATGGAACGCCTGATTGCCGACGCCAAGCCCGTCAGCCGTCACATGACGGGCCTGGCCATTTATCTGGAAAGCCGTGGCAACGTCTACGCGGGCGCTTGCGCCTACCACGGCGACAGCATGACCGTGTATCCCTGGATCGCGGAAACCATCGAAGTGCGCGGCACGCTGTTACAAAGCGGCGCATCCCATACCATCGACACTCTCACCATCTATCCATGAGCACATACTTTGCCATCCTGACCGAAGTGGGCGAGGCCAAGCTGGCCAACGCCATCGCCCTGGGTCAAACCCTGAAACTGAAAAATCTTGCCGTAGGCGACGGCAACGGCAACCTGCCCATGCCTGTGCGCACGCAAAAGGCACTCGTCCACGAAGTGCGCCGCGCTGGCCTGAACCAGTTGACCATCGACCCGGCCAACAGCAGCCAGATCATCGTCGAGCAAGTCTTGCCCGAGGACGTGGGCGGCTGGTGGATACGCGAGATCGGCATCTTTGACGAGGCCGGCGACCTGTGTGCGGTCGCCAACTGCCCGCCCAGCTACAAGCCCCTGATGGCCGAGGGTAGCGGGCGCACGCAAGTGGTGCGCATCGTGCTGATCGTCGCAAGCACGGCCGCCATCGAGCTGAAAATCGATCCGTCCGTCATCCTGGCCACCCGTAAATATGTCGATGATCAAGACATTACCGTGCGCGCCTACAGCGACGCGCAACTGGCCAAGCACCTGGCAGCTGTTGATCCTCACCCGCTGCTGGCAAAGGTCGCTTATGTCGATCAGCAGGACGCCAGCGCACGCGCCTATGGCGACCAGCAACTGGCCAAGCACCAGGCGGCCGCCGATCCGCACCCGCTCCTGGCCAAGGTCGCCTATGTCGATCAGCAAGACACCAGCACACGCGCCTATGGCGACCAGCAACTGGCCAAGCATCAGGCGGCTCTTGACCCGCACCCGCTGCTGGCCAAGGTCGCCTATGTCGATCAACAGGACACCAGCGCACGCGCCTATGGCGACCAGCAACTGGCCAAGCACGCAGCGGCGGCAGATCCGCATCCGCAATACAGCATGAAGGAAGTGGCGACACTGCCGAAGTTTGACGCGTCAAGCAAGCTGGTCAATGCCGACTTTGTGCAGCGCGCACAAGGAAACATGGTGCGCTATGCCGGCGTCACTGAAAGCCGTTCGCTCACCGCCGAGGATATGGGCTGCGCCCTGTACTTCCCGACTGCGGGCAAGGCCATCACCATTCCTGACCCAGTATCGCTTGGCATTCCCCACAATTCCGGCAAGTGCGTCAAGTTCTTCGGACTTTTCAATAGCGGCACCATCCTTGCCGCGCCAGGCGTGAACATTGGATTTGATGTTGGCAGCGTGCCGAGCATCACGATCAAGGCGGGACAATTTCTCACCCTCATGGCGACCGGGACAAACGTCTGGCAAGTCATCGACTCGACCGCCGAGCTGTGGCGCAATGCCGACTTTGCGGCCATGTTGTTTTCGAACGGCTTCAAGCAAATTTCCGGCGACTTCATTTTCCAGTGGGGCACCGGCACAACGACACAGGCCACCGGCTACGCCGATGTGATCTTTCCCATTCCGTTTCCGAACAAGTGTTTTCGCGTCTTTGGGGGATATGACGGGCAAGCCGGCGCCGGGGCCAGTGCGCCCAGCAATATCAATGCCGGCATGCAAACCAAAACGGGCTGCCGCCTGTTCACCTACAACGGGACAACGCTGTCGGGCGGCATCACCCCATCCTATTTTGCGATTGGAAACTAATCATGGCCGTCAGATATTCACCGAGCACAGGTTTTTTTTACCCCGTCAACATCGAGTACCAGGACATCCCGTCCGATGTGTTTGAGGTATCCGAGGCTGACCACCTGGCCGCCCATACCGCCCGTGCATCCGGCGGATCGTTCAAGTTTGTCAAAGGGGCGCTGCGCATCACGCCGGCCCCTGCCATTCCCTATGGCCAAGTGTGCGCCTTCTACCTCGATACCGTTCGCGCGCGCCGTGACGGGATTCTCAACCGCCTGGCCGGTATCGGCTTTGCCGCCATGGCCAGCGGCGACGCGGCAATCGCGCAAGCCATCGCCACGGCGCGCACCTGCCTGCTCGACATCACCATCTGCGCGACGGTCGTCGCCGCACAGGATGTGGACGCCCTGCAGGCGGCCGTCAGCGCCGAATTCCAGCGCATCGCCGACGCCTTGCCGCAAGAGGCCCGGCGCGCCTTCGATGATGCAGGCAACACCCAGTAACACCCCCGACATTCACTACCTACCAGGAGAGCCAGCAATGCCCACCGACTACCACCATGGCGTGCGCGTCATTGAAATCAACGAGGGTTCGCGCCCCATCCGCACCGTGTCCACGGCTGTGCTGGGCCTGATCGCCACGGCCGACGATGCCGACCCGGCCGTTTTCCCGCTCGACACGCCAGTGCTCGTCACCAACGTGCTGGCCGCCATGGGCAAGGCCGGCAAGACCGGCACCCTGTATCGCGCGCTGGAAGCCATCGCCGCACAAACCAAACCCTTGACCGTCGTGGTGCGCGTGGCCGAAGGCGAGACGGAAGCGGAAACCACCACCAACGCCGTGGGCGGCGTGTCACCGGACGGCAAGTACCTGGGCGCCCAGGCGCTGCTGGCCGCGCAAAGCAAGTTGGGCGTGAAACCGCGCATCCTCGGCGCGCCGGGCCTGGATACCCAGGCCGTCACCAACGCCCTGGTCAGCGTGGCACAGCGCCTGCGCGGCTTCGTGTATGCGTCGGCCTATGGCTGCGCCTCCGTCACGGCGGCCACCACCTATCGCGGCCAGTTCGGCCAGCGCGAAGTAATGGTGATCTGGCCGGATTTTGTGAACTGGGATACGGCCACGGACGCCGAGGCCAGCATCTCGGCTGTCGCCTTCGCCATGGGTCTGCGCGCCAAGATCGACGAGGAAACGGGCTGGCACAAGACCCTGTCCAACGTAGTCGTCAACGGCCCGACCGGCATCACCAAGGACGTATTTTTCGACCTGCAAGACCCGGCCACCGATGCCGGCGTGCTCAACGCCAAGGAAGTGACCACCCTGATTAACATGGGCGGTTACCGCTTCTGGGGTTCGCGCACCTGCGAGGCGCCGGGCGGCTTCTTCTATTTCGAAAGCTACACGCGCACGGCCCAGGTGCTGGCCGACACCATCGCCGAAACGCACTTCGCCTATGTCGATGTGCCCCTGCATCCGTCCCTGGTGCGCGACCTGCTGGAGAGCATCAACGCCAAGTTCCGCGACCTGAAATTGCAGGGCTACATCATCGACGGCCACGCCTGGTATGACGAGCAATACAACGACAAGACGGCGCTGAAAGACGGCAAGCTGGCCATCGACTACGACTACACGCCCGTGCCGCCGCTGGAAAACCTGAAATTCCAGCAACGCATTACCGACCGCTACCTGGCCGACTTCGCCTCGCGCATCGCCGCATAGTCGTACTGGCGCCGCCATCACCACCCTGCCCGCGCCAGCGCGGGCGCATTGAATAACTGGAGAACACCATGGGCCTGCCCCGCAAACTGAAAAATTTTAACTTGTTCCAGAACGGCGTCTCCTTCATGGGCATGGTGCCGGAAGTCACCTTGCCCAAGCTCAGCCGCAAAATGGAAGAGTACCGCGCCGGCGGCATGAGCGGCCCCGTGTCCGTGGACTTCGGCAACGAGGCGCTGTCGCTGGAATGGAGCGGCGGCGGCCTGATCGCCGAAGCCCTGAAACAGTACGGCGCGCACACGCACGGCGCCGTGCAACTGCGCTTTGCCGGCGCCTATCAGGAAGACGATGAGGGCACGGTCGCCGCCGTCGAGGTCGTCGTGCGCGGCCGCTACAAGGAAATCGACATGGGCGGCGCCAAGATGGGCGACGACACCACGCACAAATACACCATGGCTTGCAGCTATTACAAGCTGATGATCGACGGCGCCACCGTCATCGAACTGGACTTCATGAGCGGCACCGAGAACTTTGGCGGCGGCGACACCAATGCGGCCATCCGCAAGGCCATCGGCCTGTAATCCCCTTTTCTATTCACCACCACCCTACAAGGACAACACCATGCACAACGATACCCAAAACAGCGCCGTCATCGAACTGGACGACCCGATCAAGCGCGGCGATACCTTCATCAACTCGCTGACCGTGCGCAAACCCAAGGCGGGCGCCTTGCGCGGCATTTCCCTGATCGAGCTGGCCAACCTGAACGTGTCGGCCTTGCAGATCGTGCTGCCGCGCATCACCGAGCCGACCTTGACCGCGCACGACATCGCCAACATGGACCCGGCCGACCTGCTGGCCGTGGGCGCCGAGGTTGCCGGTTTTTTGGCGAGCAAAGCAGATCGCCTTTCGGTATCCCCGGCGAAGTAGAGGACGCCATGGCCGACATTGCCGGCGTCTTCCACTGGACGCCGGCAGCGATGGACGGTTTTACCATTGATGAACTGATGGCCTGGCGCGAGCGCGCCCGGCAGCGAAGCGGAGCGGAATAGATGGCTGGTCGGGATCTGAAATTACAAGTGGTATTTGCGGCACTGGACAAGATTACCGGCCCGCTGAAAAAAATCATGGGCGGCTCGAGCGATACGGCCAAAGCGTTGAAGGCCACCAGTGACCGCTTGCGCGAACTGAACACCCAGCAGAGAAACCTGGGGAAATTCCGCGAACTGCATAGCGGTATCAATGCGACGCGTACCAAGCTCAAGGAAGCGCAAGACAAACTGAATGATCTTGCTGCGAAAATGAAGCAGACCACGACGCCCACGCGCGCCCTGACGCGCGAATTTAACGCAGCAGTCAAAGTCACGCAGGCATTGACGCTGAAAGGCCGCGAACAAAGCCAGCAATTCCGCGTCCTGCGTACCAGCCTCAAGGAAGCCGGCATTGACACGCGCCAACTGGGCAAGGCCCAGGAATGGCTTAAGAACAGTATCCAGTTGACGAACGTTGAATTGGCTTCGCAACAAAAGCGTCTGGCCGCGTCAGCCGACAAGCAGCAGCGCGTCACCAACGCCACCCAGCATGCCGACAAGCTGCGCAACAAGGCGGGCAACCTGGCCATGGCCGGCGCCGGCGCGACCGCCACGGGCGCCGTCATCGGCGCGCCCGTCGTCAAGGGGCTGAACGAGGCCAAGCACTATCAAACGGAAGTGGGCAGGGTCAATGCACTGGGCCTGGGCGATAAAGTGTCAGCCGAGGCCGTCGCCTTCGCGCGCAACATGAAGACCTACGGCACCAGCCAGCTCGACAACCTGCAGTTGATGCGCGACGGCATGAGCGCCTTTGCCGACGTGCACCACGCGGAAATGGTCGCCCCTACCTTGGCGAAGATGAAGTTTGCCAATCATGCCTTCTTCGGCGAGGCCGAGGGCGCCGACAACGAACGCAAGTTCATGGACATGCTCAAGGTGATCGAACTGCGCGGCGGCCTGGAGAGCAAGGAAAAGTTCGAAGCCCAGGCCAATATCGTGCAGAAAGTGATTACCGCCACAGGCGGGCGCGTCGGGCCGAATGAATGGCTGAACATGATCAAGACGGGCGGCCTCGCTGCCAAGGGTTTGAAGGACGATGCGTTTTACTACCAGATGGAGCCGCTGGTGCAGGAAATGGGCGGCAACCGCGTCGGCACGTCCCTGATGAGCGCCTACCAGAACTTGTACCAGGGCCGTACCACGAAACGCTCGGCCAAAAAGCTGGAAGAGTTTGGCCTGATCGGCGACAAAAGCAAGGTCAAGCACGACAAGGCCGGGCAAATTTCCTTTCTCGATCCTGGTGCGCTGCTGGGTTCCGAGCTGTTCCGCGAAAACCAGTTCGAATGGATGGAAAAAGTGCTGTTGCCGCAATTGGCCAAGAAGGGCATCACGGAAAAGAAACAAGTGCTCGATGCCATCGGTAGCATCTTTTCCAACCGCACCGCGTCGAACTTGCATTCGCAAATGTATTTGCAGCGCGTGCAGATCCACAAGAATGAAAAGCTGAACCGTGGCGCGGCGAACATCGATCAGCTGGACAAGCTGGGCCGCAACTCGGCCGCCGGCAAGGAACTGGAAGCGCAGTCCAAGCTGGCCAACTTGAAACTGACTATGGGCGAAAAAATCCTGCCGCTGTACGCGCAGGGGCTGGAAATGGCGATTTCCGCCGTCACGCGCCTGAACGGCTTCATGGAACGCAACCCGACCGTGGCCAAGGTCATGATTACCGCCTTTGCCGTACTGGCCGGCCTGCTGCTGGTGCTGGGGCCGCTGATGCTGGGCATTGCCGCCATGATCGGCCCGTATGCCATGCTGCATGTCATGTTTGCCAAAATGGGCGTGACGGGCGGCGTGCTCACGCCCATCCTGCGCGGCCTGGGCGGCGCCTTCATGTGGGCGGGCCGCGCCGTACTGTGGCTGGGCCGTGTCCTGACGCTGACCCCGATTGGCATCGCCATCACGGTCATCGCCGGCGCCGCCTTCCTGATCTACAAATACTGGGAGCCGATCAAGGCTTTCTTTGGCGGCCTGTGGTCAGACGTCAAGGCGGCGTTTGCCGGCGGCTTCGTCGGCATCAATAACCTGATCGCAGACTGGTCGCCGCTGGGCCTGTTCTATCGCGCCTTCGCGGGCGTGCTGGGCTGGTTCGGCATTGCGCTGCCGGCCAGGTTCAGCGACTTCGGCAGCGGCCTGCTGCGCAGCATGGCCAGCGGCATCACCAGCAGTTTGAACGTCATCTATCAATGCTGGGAGCCGGTCAAGACGTTCTTTGTCGGCGTGTGGTCGCAGCTCAAGGCGACGTGTGCCGGTGGCCTGACGGGTATCAGCGCCCTGATTATCAACTGGTCACCGGTCGGCGTGTTTTACCAGGCGTTCGCGGGCGTCATGAGCTGGTTCGGCATCAAGCTGCCGGCCCAGTTCACCGAATTCGGCGCCAACATCCTGCGCGGCCTGGTCAACGGCATCACGGGTTCCATGGGCGCCGTCAAGGACGCCATCAGCAATGCCGGTTCCAGCACCATTGCCTGGTTCAAGGAAAAGCTGGGCATCCACAGCCCGAGCCGCGTGTTTGCCCAGCTCGGCGACTACACCATGCAGGGCCTGGCCGTGGGCCTGGACCGCAGCGAGGGCGCGCCGATTGCCAAGGTTTCGGGCCTGGCGCAGCGCCTGACGCAACTGGGTGCCGGCATTGCCATCGGCGCGGCAACCGCCCTGCCCGCCAGCGCCTTCGACACGCGCGCGCCGCTGGCACAAGGCGGGTTCGGCGCCGGCATGACCATCCAGGGCGACAAGATCGAAATCACTTTCAACGTGCAGGCCGGCACCGATCCCCAGGCCATTGCGCGCGCGGTGAGCGTGGCGCTCGATCAGCGCGACCGCGAAAAGGCGGCGCGCATCCGCTCGTCCTTGCGCGACCACGATTAAGAAAGAAGCACACCATGATGATGATTTTAGGAATGTTCGTGTTCAGCCTGCCGACGCTGGCCTATCACGAGCTGCAGCGGCAAACGGAATGGAAGCACGCCAGCACGGCGCGCGTGGGCCTGCGCGACGCGCACCAGTACGTGGGGCCAGGTGACGACACCATCACCCTGTCGGGCTGGGTGGCGCCGGAACTGACCGGCTCCCTGTATTCGCTCGATGCGCTGCGCATGATGGCCGACACGGGTAAATCGTGGATTCTGATCCAGGGCACGGGCCGCATTCTCGGCTCGTATCGCATCACCAGCATGACCGAGGGCCGCAGCGTCCTCGACGGCAGCGGTGGCGCGCGCCGCGTTGAGTTCTCCATTGCGCTCAAGCGCGACGACGACGGCGTGCTGGCCATGCTTGGCCTGGGCGACATCGGCGACCTGAAAAACATGCTCAGCATCGACGGCATGACCAGCAGCATCGCCGGCGCGGCCAGGAATGCCGTGGGCAGCGTGGTCGGCAATGTCGTCGGCGGCATCACGTCGAAATACGGTGGCGTGGTCAGCGAGATGAAAGACAAGATCGGCGGCAGCATCAGCGGCGCCATCGGCAGCGCGGCGGACAAGTTCAAATGAGCGAGCATATCCCCGCCTTCAAGGTCAGCATCGAGGACAAGGATTTGACCGCCATCGTCTCGCCGCGGCTGATTAATCTGACCTTGACCCTGTGCCGTGGCGACGAGAGCGACCAGCTCGATATCTCGCTCGACGACAGCGACGGCAAGCTGGCCCTGCCGCCGCGCGGCGCGCAGATCGCCCTGGCGCTGGGCTGGCAAGCCGCCGGTCTGGTGGATATGGGCAAGTTCACCGTGGACGAGGTGGAACACAGCGGCGCGCCCGACACCATCACCCTACGCGCGCGGTCGGCCAACCTGATCGACACCTTTAAACAGCAGCAGGAACACAGCTTTCACAAGACCACCCTGGGCGCGATCATCGAGGCAATTGCCTTTCGCAACGAGCTGGCGTCGGGCGTGTCGGCGCGCCTGCGCGATACCGCCGTCGAGCACATCGACCAGACCCACGAAAGCGATGCGGCCTTCCTGCGCCGGCTGGGCAGAAAATACGACGCGGTGGCCACCGTCAAGAATGACATCCTGCTCTTCATCCCCATCAACCAGAGCCGCACGGCCAGCGGCAAGGCGCTGCCCGTCATCCCCATCACGCGCGCCCTGGGCGACGGCCACCGCTACCACAGCGCCGAAAGCGACGCCTACACGGGCGTGCGCGCCTTCTGGCACGACGAGCGCTATGCGCGCCGCCGCAGCGTCGTAGCCGGCGTGCCGGGCAACAGCAAGCGCCTGCGCACCACCTTCGCCAACGAAACCGACGCGCGCGCGGCGGCCGTGGCCGAATGGCAGCGCATCCTGCGCGGCCTGGCCACCTTCGAAATGAGCCTGGCCCTGGGCAACCCGGCAGTGTTCCCGCAATCGCCCGTGACGGTGACAGGCTTCAAGCCTGAGATCGACGCCACCGAATGGCTATCGGTCAAGGTCACGCACAGCCTGGGCGGCAACGGCTTTACCACGCGAGTGGAGTTTGAAACGAAAACGGAAGCGGTCGAGGCCGAGCGCGAGGAAGAGAAAGACCCGGACGAAGGCATCACGGGCGTGGTGGCGAAGTGGAAGGATGTGGCGGCGAAGAAGAAAAAAGCGGGGCAGGAACAGGCTGGCGCCGCTGGCACGCTCAAAACGCTGGAGCATACCTACAAGAGCAAGCAGGCAGCGAAGCGGGCGGCGCTGCATGCGTGGAAGCATATTGAGGAAGTACGAGAAATCATTCGTGAAAATAAAGAGGACGTGGCCAGCGCTCAATAGGAGCTGGTTCCGCGCTGGCTTATTGTCCTCGATTTGCGTCCAGCCACATTGCTGGCATATCACCTACAGCACCGACACATTCCATCGCTTTGCCGCGTGATCGCTCAATATGCCCGGCGGTGTAAGCCTTTCCGGCAATGTAGCATTTCCCGTCTTTTGCCTGATTAACATCATGACCTACAGGTGCTTGAACTTTGTAAAGTAGCCAGCCACAAGCAATCAGGCATGCAATCAGGGCCGCAAGTTGCAAGCGAGCGGTGCGTTGCAGGCGTATAAAGCTCATCGTTTTTTCAGCACATGCGATGCAGGGGAGCGCAGTGTGCGCATGGTGAGCTATAGCTTGGGGGGATTTGACGGTAGAGGTCGGAGCATCAACAAGGGGCTTTCCGGCCTCTTCAATTCTTTGCTCTAGAGTAGTTTTCACTTCTTGATACTTATTCCTAGGCAATTCTTTAAATCTTTGGAGGCCGTAATCGGTAATCAGTCCTCGATATATCTTTACATCCTCAACGCCAATTAGGCTGGCAAGCCTGTCCACCAGCAATTTGATGTTTGAACGCTGATAGGAGGTAATCAGCTCAACTTCTTTTTCCTTGTCGCCGACATGTAGCGTGACTACGTTGCTCAAGCGCGGCGCCTCATTCACGTTTCCAATAACCGCTTGCCCTACTTCGCGCTTGAATTCAAATTTTTCAGACATCTGCTAACTTTACTTTCCACAACCAAAACTAATCTACGTTCATCGACTAAGGATGCTCAGTCGGTCTAGCCTTTGTAATCGCATTTGTTGGTCATCAGCCAGTAAGCCGTGCGCGTCTGCGGAATGATTTTCTTGCCACGTATGACATACGAAGCCTGGCCGCCGCTGATTGGGCAAATGGCTTTCACAATCTGATTCGGCTCACTTAGGAAAATGTCTATAATTTCATCCCCGGCAAGGATGTGCGGCGGTTCGTCCTCGCCTTTAGCGACCTTCGTTATCTTCACGAACTCCACGGCCATGCCAACTTTCGGGAGACGCACACTAAGGTCTTTATAGCCGAGGTCTTTATCCGTCACCGGAATGCGGACTAAGGCCAATTTGATTTTTTTTGCATCGGAGGTGGACTCGTTTGCGTAAGCAGATGAAATTGGCAATGCGGCCAAGAGCAACGATATTAAAATGGCCTTCATTTTCTCTTTGTGCCCACGTTGAATGTCTGCTTCCCCGTCACATCACCAGTTACTTGCTGGCCGACTTTGCCGTGGAAAATTACAGTGGGGGTGGCTGTATCCGCCTTTTGCTGCGCCGGCTTGGTCGCAGGAGCTGCGGTCATACCGTCTATCATCCCTAATACACCCGCCTTGCCGCGAATATCTAAACCACGATAACCCGACAGCAATTCCTTTTCGTCGTCTGTCAACGAGGCCGCTGCCTGATCGCCAGTAAGGATGAATTGGACATCAACACCAATAGCGGAAATAGCCCGTAGATAAACGGCGTCTGGAGACCGCTCATCCTGTTCGTACGATATTTGAGTACGTTTTTTCACGCCACCTGCAGCGCCAAAATCTTCTTGATTCATGCCCAAGCGGAGGCGCTCCGCCTTCAATGCTTCGCCGATGGTGCTCATATTTTCACTAAATCTCATTGACAGGTGTACATTCGTACACTATAGTTACGCCATCCTGTAGCGATTACACATCATAACATTATGAAAAACGTATCCAAAATAGGGCGCACTACCAAGGGCGTCACTTCTCAGCCTTTAGGTGTCCGCTTGGCGCCTGATGAAGTGCTGGAGGTCGAAGACTTTGCCGCGCAGCAAGAACGATCCCGCGCTTGGTTTTTGCGCTTCCTGATCTTGCGCGGCCTCGCCGATTACAAGCGCGAAATCGCTTCCCAAATCACCCACTAAGGACGACGCCATGTACCCCGATGCAAAACGTATCCGCAACCACCGCGTCATGTTGCGCCTGGACGATTACGAACACCAGCTTGTTTCCTCGCTCGCCGATTACCAAGGCGAAGCTCTTGCGGTGCTGGTGCGCCAGATTGTCATGCGTGAAGCCTTGGCCGTTGTTGCCGCAGATGACGCCAACATCGATAGCGTACAGCTTCGCAATGCTTAATCCGAGACGCTGAATAGTAACTTTTAAGCAACTGCAAAGCTACCCACATGCCAGATCACCAAATTAATCTCAATGACGACGAGCGCGCGCTGCTGGAGATCGTGCGCCAGCGCCAAGGACTGGCCGATATCGAACAGGCTGCGGAATGGCTCATCAAGTCGCGCTTGCGCAAGCAGTTGAAAAACATGACAGGTCGCGGTCGCGCCCTGTATCAAGTGGAAAGAAAGCTGAAATGAGAGTCATCGGCCTGCCCTGCCCGCATTGCGAATACACCGTCCGCGCCGTCAAAAGCCGCACGATGTCCGTCATGTTCAAGGAAATCACCTACATGTGCCAGAACCCCGACTGCGGGCACTCTTTCGTGGCAGGCCTGGAAGTGCTGCGCACCCTCTCGCTGTCCGCCATGCCCAAGCCGGATATCCGCATCCCGATGTCCCAGCATGCGCGCGCGGCAGCCACCAGCCAGCTGGCCCTCGACCTGACTGCGGGCTGCTGATGACTATCCCGATCCTCGCGCCGCCGTAGCCCGGCCGCCGTAACTTCCCCCTCTTTTGCTGTGCCCTGCAGCGCTCCGTTTTGAGCGTGCGGGATTCGTTCAACCTGAAATAAGGAAAACCGATGGAAAACACGCTGCACGCCACCCGTCATGCCGACCAATCCATGGCACCAAGCACGATCCGCCCCGCCTTGCAAAATTGCATTGTCCCCGTGGCGCCAACGTGTTTTCTGCTGCAAGCCAGCGCGGGCATCGGCATCGCGGCGCTGACCGCCCACATCCATGAGATCGCCAAGACCTATCACGCCTACGGCGCTGCCAATTTGACCTTCATCGTCAGCGATGGGCAGGCACTGGAGCGTGACGGCTTTTTCGCGCCAGCCAAGCAACGCGCCCTGGTCGGCAAGCTGCCCATCGAGGTGAACTACATTTTTGCCACTGAAGCGGGTTCCCGCCACTGCTGCGGCGCATCGCACACGCTCCCGTACTGGGCAGAACATTTTCTCAAGGCAGGGGCACGCTGATGCTGCGCTTGGCCAAAACCTGCGGAATCTGGTTGCTGTCACTCCTGATCGTCATTGCCCCCGGCGTGCTGCGGGCCATTGGCTTCATCAAGGACTGAACCATGCCGGCGTCCCTTATCGACAATCACCTGTCCTTCCAGCCTGTCGCCGAGATTCTGGCCGCGCGCGACAAGGACATGCCGACGCCACCGGGCGCCGGGCATGCGCTGGCCGCCATCGCCGAAGCCAAGGCCCAACTGCGCAGCATCAAGCCGCGCAACCTGGCGCCCTTCATCGCCCAGGCCTGGGGATTGTCGCCACGTGGCGCGCGCCGTTCCGTGTTGATTGCCGCCGGGCTGGACGCCGACCGCTGGGAATCGCCCATCCACTCATTTACCGAGGAAGAGCGCATCGAGCTGCGCGCCGCCACCTCGGCCGCTATCCGTGTGTACGAAAGACTGTTAAATGCAATCTAAACAAATCCTGCTACCTACCCCGCAGCGTCACGAAGCCTTTTTGCGCTCCACCCAGTTCGCGCCCGAGCTGGCCCGCATCCCGTTCAAGTGGCGCAACCGCGTCATCAACGCAGCCATGGCCAAAATGGCTTGGTCGTCCTGGTACAAAATTTATGAGTCCATCGCCACCAGCTTTGTGCGCGAATTCGCCGAGCAGTACGTGCCGGCCGGCGTCGACCTGTCGCAAAGCGATGCGGACATCGTGGCCACCGCCGAACGCGCGGCGGCCGGCGTGACCAAAATGCTGTGGATGGCCGTGTCCGACACGCACGCCCTGCAGATCATGGAAGACGAATGTGCCTCGTATGGCATCGAGCTGCCCGAGTTCGACACGATGACCGACACCATCGCCCGACTGGTGGACGCCCGCTGGTGGCGCCGCCAACTGCGCAAGCGCGTTAAGCGCGCCTTTGAAGCGGGCAATATCCGCCTGGGCTATGTGAAGTACAGCGGCGAACCCTACGCCAGCAACGACGCCGTGCTGTCGCGCCTGGCGCAAAACCGCCGTAACGCGGCAGCGCTGGCCGCCACGCTGGTGCAGAACGAGCACGGCCAGCAATTTAGCATCGCCGAGCTGGCCGAGAAAACCACGGCCAACAAGGCCATACGGCGCGGCGAGCTGATGCTGCGCATCAACGGCTTTGAGCAGATCGCCCGCGAATGCGGCGACCAGGGCATATTCATCACCTGGACGTGTCCATCGCGCTTCCACGCCATGCAGCACAGCGGCAAGCCGAACGACAAGTTCGACGGCTCCACGCCGCGCGAGGCGAATGCCTACCTGGGCAAGATGACGTCGCTGTGCCGCTCCGCGCTGGCGCGCCGGGGCATCGGCCTGTACGGCTTTCGCATCGCCGAGCCGCACCACGATGGCTGTCCACATTGGCATCTGCTGCTGTTCGTGCGCCCGACCGCGAAATACAAGACGACCCACCTGCAGGACGTGGCCGGCCGCGCCATCCGCATCATGAGGCGCTACGCCTGGCGCGTGGACCGTGGCGAACCGGGTGCCTTCGCGCGCCGCCTGGACGTGAAGCGCATCGACTGGGCCAAGGGCAGCGCCGCCGGCTACATCGCCAAGTACGTGGCCAAGAACATCGATGGCGTGGCCGAGCACAAGACGAAAGAAGGCTACGTCGTCACGGCCGATACCGAAGGCGATGTCGAGCTGACGCCATCGGCGCGCGTCGAGTCCTGGGCCGCGTGCTGGGGCATCCGTCAATTCCAGCAATGGGGCGGCGCGCCCGTGACCGTATGGCGCGAACTGCGCCGCATCGAGGAGAGCATGCTCAACGAAGCGCCGGCCGCCATGCGCCGCGCCTGGGACGCCGTACAAAAGATCGACGGCGAAAAGCGCGCCTGCTGGGCCGAATACCTGCGCGCCCAAGGCGGCGCCCTGGTGCCGCGCAAGGAATTGGTCGTCACGCTGGCCAAGGACGAAAAGACCGTCATCGGCCGCTACGGCGAAACGCTGCGCACTACGCCCTACGGCGTGCGCTGCAGCGACCTGATCGGGGTGGTCTTCAAGTCCGTGCGCCATACGTGGACGCCCGTACAGGCCACAGGCGCTCGCGGGGTGGCTGTTGGGGTTGCCGTTCCTCGGACTCGTGTAAATAACTGTACGCACCCCGACCGCCCTGCCCCGGCCACGCCGCCAGGGGCGCCCATACCTGACCTGCCCGACGAGGCAAAAACAGCCCTGATTGCCGCCTGGGCGGCCGTCAACGCCTGCCCGTGGCCCCGGCTGATCGTCCCCGACAACCCACCACAAGAAGGAAATGGCACATGAGCACTTATGCCGTGATCGTTCGCACGCAAACCGAACGTTTTGATTTTTTTGAGATTGCCGCATCCAGCGGCGACGTGATCGACGCCGCCATCGACCGCTACGGCGTGTGCGGCGTTACCGCCAAACTGAAAGGAGCACCGCAATGCTGACCACCCTGACCGATTCGCCGCGGCAAATCGCCCTGGGCGACAGCGTGACATTCGATACCGATGAAGGCTACCAGGTCGGCACCGTCAACGACCTGCGCCGCGACGTGGGCAATGGCGAGCTGCATGCGTGGGTCGAGTTGGACCACCAGTGGCCGGGCATGTTCCGGGCCGTGCCGCTGGGCGCCATCGAGGCGGTCAAGAAAGCAACCGCGCCTATCGGGTGTCCAGCATGACAGCGCCCTCCCCGGCCGAGGAAGCGGATTACAAGGAATTTTGTCGACTGCGAGATTACCGCAAGCCAGGCGCTGAGGTGCCGCAATACACGGAGGCTGAAGCGTTTGCTTTGGCGGTACAAACCGATTCCAAGAATAGGAAAAAGAAATGCTTCGCTACATGACCATACCGAAGTTCTCCACCGAGTCGGGTTACACGCCCGACGCGATCAGAACAAAGATCCGGGACGGGATCTGGCCGAAGGACGCCGTCTGGATCAAAGCGCCAGACAATCGAATTTTAATTGACGTGAAAGGGTATGAATCATGGGTAGAGACGGGCGAGGTGTTAAAGCTGCATCGGAAAGCAGCATCGAAATCACCTTCATGTATCGCGGCACCAGGTGCCGGGAAAGGATCGCGCTCAAGCCCACTTCCGCTAACCTGAAACGGGCAGAGAACCATCGAGCGGCGATCCTGCACGCGATTGCCACCAACAGCTTTGACTACACGGCCACCTTTCCGCAATCGTCCAATGCCGCCAAGTTTGCCGACCAGGTCGGTGACGTGCAGACCATCGAGGCGTTTCTGGATAAGTGGCTCGACAGGCAAAAAAAACACCTCAAGGCCAGCACATACAACGGCTATCGCAAGATCGTCGTTGGCCAGCTGATCCCCTGGTTCGGCACCATCATGCTGTCGGCGCTGCGCAAGAAGGACGTGCGGGCGAAGCTGGAGCCCATGAGCGCGACCAACAAGACCATGGCCAATATCCAGAGCGTGCTGCGCAAGGCACTGGACGACGCGATAGAGGACGAGTTGATCGAGGTGAACCCTCTGGCGCGCTGGTGCTATTCCAAGGTCGAGGGGCCGCAGTCGAAGGACGATATCGACCCGTTCACGAAGGAGGAACAGGCAGCGATTCTTGCTCAGGCAACCGGCCAAGGACGTAACCTGTTGCAGTTTGCCTTCTGGACCGGCCTGCGCACGTCCGAACTGGTGGCCCTGGATTGGGCCGATGTGGACTTCGTGCGTGGTGTGGTGATGGTAACGCGAGCCCTCACCCAGCATTCCAAAGTGGCAGAAAGCACGAAAACGAACGCCGGCCGCCGCGAAGTCAAGCTGCTGGAACGCGCCATGCACGCGTTGCAGGAACAAAAGGCCTTCACTTGGGCCAAGGGCGAGGAAGTCTTTCAAAATCCACGCCTGGAGCGGCGCTGGGAGGGTGACCAGCCGATCCGCAAGACACTATGGACCGGCATTCTGCAAAACGCTGGCGTGCGGTATCGCAACCCTTATCAGACGCGGCACACCTACGCCAGCATGATGCTGTCAGCAGGGGAGCACCCTATGTGGGTTGCAAAGCAGATGGGGCATGCGGACTGGACAATGATTGCGCGGGTGTACGGACGGTGGATGCCGGATGCAGATCAGACGGCCGGATCAAAAGCGGAAATTGTGTTCGGTCTTTAAGGATTAAGACTATCGGCTGCCTGTCATTCAACATTGCCTATCCTGACTGAGGGGCGGGAAACGCCCCAAAGCGGACGGAAAACACAGACCAGGTAACAGTCATTAATATGTTCCAGGCACGAGATTTGAGCATTCGGCACCAAGCTGATATGCCGACAAGTTTTCAAATGTTGTCGATGCAATCTCACGCATGGCTTCAATAGTAAAGAAACCTTGATGTCCGGTAACAAGAACGTTTGGGAACGTCATTAGGCGCTGGAAAACATCATCCGTAATGATGTCGTCGGAGCGATCTTCGAAGAAGAGATTGCTTTCTTGTTCGTACACGTCAATCGCCAAAGCCCCCAATTGGCGCGACTTTAGCGCATCGATTACTGCCTGCGTATCGATGAGAGCGCCACGCGACGTATTGATCAACATGGCCCCCTCTTTCATTAGATCCAGCGTATCTGCGTTTATCAAGTGATGGGTATCAAGAGTGAGTGGACAGTGCAGTGAGACCAGGTCCGATTCGGCAAGAAGGTCAGACAATGCGACCATCTCACCAATGGCCTCAAACTCTGGAGACGGATAGGGATCAAATCCCAGTAAACGGCAGCCAAAGCCATTAAAAATCTTGGCTGTCGCCAAGCCAATTTTTCCTGTACCGATGACGCCAACGGTCTTCCCATGCAGATTGCTCCCAAGGAGACCGTCAAGTGCAAAATTGCCTTCGCGTACCCGCGCATATGCGCGGTGAGTTCGGCGATTCAATGTAAGAGTGAGTGCTAAAGCATGCTCAGCCACTGCCTCCGGAGAATATGCGGGTACGCGCGCGACGAAAAAGTCCAAATGCCTTGCGGCTTCCGTGTCGAGATTATTGAAACCTGCGCAACGCAACAAGATCGCGCGCACACCAATGTGAGCAAGAGCATGCAGCACGTCGGCGTCAAGCACATCGTTTACAAACACGCAGATTGCCTTGCATCCTTGTGCAAGAGCCACCGACTGCAGGGACAAGGATTCAGTGTGAAAACGCATCTCCACGGCATCTTGAGTATCGCGTTGATCTGCTTTCTCATTGAGAAAACGGCGATCATATGGTTGGGAGCTGAATACAGCGATTTTCATCTTAAAGATCCTTTGCGCGAACGCAATTTGTAATTATTAAAAATGGCTACACAGAAGATTACTCCTTTCCAAACTGTATGGCCACGCAATTGGGTACCTAACGACGAGGACTGCCGGCCAGAGAAAAAGGAAAGGGTTACCCGAATCGTGCGACACTGCAATAGGATGCAGATCATTCTGGATGTATGCCGTCACTCAGGCAGTTTTTCAACGTCAAGTCCCTACCTAAGTAAGCCCGGTCTTCTTGCAGGGCAGCTCTTGCAATACCTTCACAAAGCCCGGCATCTATCAGCACAAGAACCGCGAACTCCAGGCCATGTATTCGTTTCAGATACACCCCGGCAGCAATCAGTCGTAACGTTTTTTCAGTGGCATTATCAAACAT